AACTTTGAAGCTATCAAGTTGACTAACGTAGCTGCACAAGAAATTGATGGCTTCAACATAATTGGCGTTCACTTTGAGGTTAATGGCAAATTAGGTGCGCCTGATATTCTTCTTGGGACAACTGGCCCAGGTCGCGTGCGAGCCGTCAACGTCTTTGGTTGCGGTTTTTATTCGCCTGACCCAGCACAAACACCAGCACGAATTCAACTTTCTGTTGCTGGTGGTGGCAATATTAACCAGATCAACTTAAAAGGAAATTCTTTCCTTGGAGCTATATTGGCTGTTAGTCCTGATAGTAGTTCATTTAGTTTTGATGGTAATTATTTCCAAGGTTCAGTACAGTCAGCAAATTTGTCGTCATCGTTAACAGTTGTTCAGTCTCCATTTACCATGAACAATTACATTGGCACAATAACCGCCACTGGTGCGCTTGCTGGAAGTAACGCATCACAAGCCGCTCTTACACCGCCATCTGGCTGTAAATTTGCAAAAGTGTTTGTTTACGGAAATACTTATAACGGCACAACAGCAGGCACAAACGATTGTTATTTGGAAGGTGTTGTGATTATTGCGCCAGGTAAAGTTTACACAACAGAAAACAATGACAGCACTTTGGGAGGCTCTAATCAAGGTGCTGTTTTAACTTTTTCGGCTGGAGTAATAGCTGTTAACAATAAAGCTGCAATGACCAATAATCAATCAGTCTTTACAACTGTAATGTTCTATTCATAAAGGAAATCAAAATGGCTATAAAAAAATCTCTCACATTGGAAAACGGACTTGTTGCCAAAAATGCTTACATTCGCATTATCAATGTAAGCATCACCAATAAACAACATGCTGTTGCTAATTTATCGTTTGGTGTAGATGAAACTGCAATGCCGTTTCAGCACAAAACAATTCCATTTGCATATAATTTGCAGGGTGAAAATGCTTGGAAACAAGCATATACGCACATCAAATTATTGCCTGAATACGAAGATGCAATTGATTGCTAATTGTCAAACTTAATTTTTGAAAGGAAATTATTATGTCTCTTGAAAAACAAATTATTGTTGACCAGATCGAAGTTACCGAATCTGGTTATGTGCAAGTTCGCACTTGCACTCGTATCATGGAAAACGGCACGCAAATTAGTGCTACGTTCCACCGCCATGTAATCGCGCCAGGCGATGATTACAGCACTGAGGATGCCAAGGTTCAGGCCATTTGTACTGCGGTGCATACGGCTGATGTAATTGCCGCTTACCAAGCAACCATTGCGGCAGAAGGAGTCTGATATGTCCACCAATTCACAAATTGCTTTTGCCCCACTTGGCGAAACCGTAGTCATTCCTGCGGCGGCTGTTGCTCCTACTGGCGTTCAGGCGCTTGTTAACGGCAGACTTGATGCACAGGGTACGGGTCAATATCGCATCATCAATGACAGCGTTTATACGGTGTTCTTGGGTGTTGGTACGACTGCAGCATTGGCTACGGCAAACGCTGTTGCGCCAGTCTCAGGTAATCCAAGTCCAGCTATTGTCTTGGTGCCTGGTGCTGTGGAGATTTTGCGCTTTGCACGTACATCATTTTTCAGCGGTCTTGCATCGGCAGCAGCAACTGTCTACATTGTGCAGGGCGAAGGCATCTGATGAATCAGGTCGATGCAACCGATGCACGACTTCAGACGCACGAAGAAATTTGTGCGTTGCGGTACGAGGCCATCCAAAAGTCGTTTGAGTCAGGCAGCAAGCGCATGAGCCGCATTGAGTACATTCTTTATGCGCTGATTGCTGTCACTCTGCTCGGTCCAGGCTTTGCTGCCGAAATGCTCAAGAAAATTTTGATGTAGTCATGGACGCGCTGCCGCCACCACCGCCAGTGGCGCAAACACCCGCCCCAGTCTTTGAGTGCGTGAGGTGGTCATGGTCATCTGACCGCGTAGAGGTCTGGTGCTTGAAGTGGCGAGAAAAAGGTAAGCCAGAGAAGGTAGCCGAAAGTGATTGACCCATTAACAGCCCTAGCAGGCATACAAGCGGCGGTTGCGCTAATCAAGAAGGTTAGCAAGACTGTTGACGATGTATCGTCCCTTGGCCCCGTACTTGGAAAGTATTTCGATGCCAAGTCAACGGCTTCTAAGGCTGCTGTTCAGGCCAAGAAGTCTAAGTCCTCAATGGGTACTGCTATCCAGATTGAGATGGCGCTGGATCAGGCCAAGCGGTTTGAAGATGAGCTGCAACTGCTGTTCATGCAAAGCGGCAAGATAGACGTTTGGAACCGCATCAAATCCAGAGCAGCAGCAATGGATGTGGAGTCTGCTCACGATGCGCGGCGTGAAAAAGAAATTGCTGCAAGGCGCAAAAAAGAGATTGATGAGGTTATTGAGTTGGCATTGCTCGGTGTGGTGTTTACTGCCATGTTAGGAATCATTGCATACTTCACTTTTAGCATACTTGAGCAGTGCGGAGGCAAGTGCTGATGGCAACTGACGAGCGCCTCAACTTGGTGGACAAAGTGCTGGCGTATGTGTCCAGCCCGTTCAGATTGTTTGCAATGGTACTGATGGCTGTGCTGACCTTTGCTGGCTACTTTGTATATACAAATCAAGAGCTGCTGATTGGTGCTTACAAGGAGTCCAAGAAGATTCCCAGCATTGCAGAAGACCGTGTAGAAGACGCAGCAGCCCACTTGTTCAAGCAGTCTGGAGCCATCATTGTGGCGGTGTTCAAGGTGAACTCAATGTTCGGAACGCGCATTTTGCATAGGGCGTACACCCGAGAGGGGCGGGACAAGACCAACGATGGGCTGGACGTTGGCCTGTTCACCCAGAACGCATCCAACAATGCAGATGTCGTGCGCTTGATGGCAAACGAAATTCCATGCGGCGAATACACCAGCGCACAGAGTGAAATGGGCATCTGGTACATTGAGAAGGGCGTAGGCTATACATGCCGTATTTCAGTGCCGCCAGAGCCTGGACGCTTTGTAGGCCAGATCACAGTCGGCTGGGCATCACCGCCTGACAACTTAGAGAAGACTCGTGCAATGCTTCAAATCGCAGCAACAATGTTATCTAGGAGTAAACAGTAATGGACTGGTTAAAACAAATCGCGCCGACAATCGCCACAGCTATGGGTGGCCCGCTGGCGGGGATGGCTGTGTCTGCTATTTCCAAAGCCATCGGTGTTGACCCAGACAAGGTTGGCGACCTGATCTCAAACAACAAGCTGTCAGCAGAGCAGATTGCTCAAGTAAAGATTGCTGAGATCGAGTTGCAAAAGCAAGCGCAGGAGCTTGGCCTGAACTTTGAAAAGCTGGAGGTCGAGGACAGGAAATCAGCACGAGAGATGCAGGCCACCACCCGCAGCATGATGCCTCCAATTCTTGCTGGCGCTGTTACCGTGGGCTTTTTTGCCATCATGACGCTGATGTTTTTCAACAAGCTGGACGACAGCAACCCAGCCATCTTAATGATGCTGGGCAGCCTTGGCACAGCTTGGACGGGCATCATTGCGTATTATTTTGGCAGCAGCGCTGGCTCACAAGCCAAGACCGATTTACTTTCTAAAGCAGGGCCAGTGAAATGAACCTTACGAAACACTTTACGCTGGAAGAACTGACTGTTACCAGCCACCGCCAGTTTGACAATACGCCCAATGATGCTGAGACAGCAAACTTGGTACTGCTGGCTGAGTTCTTGGAGCAAGTTAAGACGCTGCTGGACGGCAAACCGATTATGGTGAACAGTGCCTTCCGGTCTAAACAGGTTAATGACTCTGTGGGCAGCAAGGACACCAGCCAGCACCGTCTGGGCTACGCTGCTGACATCCGAGTGCCAGGCATGACCCCTGACGCTGTTGTGAGGGCTTTGGTGGCCTCTGATCTACCCTACGATCAGGTTATCCGTGAGTTTGATGCGTGGACGCATGTCAGCATCAGCCCATCTCCTCGCCGTCAAGCACTTATCATTGATAAGCAAGGCGTGCGGTCTTATGCGTAGCGTCTTTTGTGGGTGCTGTCTCTCCAGCAGTCACGCATTTGCCGCCTGCGTTTGACGAACTTACCGAGTCACGGGGCAATCCGTAAAAATCCCCATCATCGGCTGCATTTAATAGGCTGGGTGTAATGTTTCACGGCTAACCTCGCACCAGCCGCGATCCCATATATTTTTACACGCAAAGTCATCCTTAGACACAAAAAACAGTTCGGTTATCTGGTAGGTTTCTAGCCACACCCAGTAGTCACCCACTTTAGTTTTGCGCCAAGCAAATACCCGCAGTTTCCGAATGTCTCCGGCTTTGGGTTCTGCGTCAATTTTCCATTTCATGTGTTCTCCCTTGGTGGTGTGCATGTGTGAATTGTGGTCAGGTCAACAGTGCGCTTGCCGCACCTTGGGCAGAAGTTGCGTTCTTCTGGCGGCTTATCTGGGCAATCTTCACACTTGGTTTTACAGCCATTCATCTTCATGCACCAAGGCTCTGGCTGTGCCAATGCTTCTTTGACGGCGGCGATAGTGTCATCCCAATCGTGGCCCAGTTTGTCTGGGCAATAATTTTTTTGAACGCAATACGCGGCATGTTCCAGCGCCTCCAGCGCCAGCTTCAATGCTTCGTCTTTGGTCATGCTTGTCCCCT